AGCTTTGATGATAAGACTGTGTTTGGTTGGTATTCTATGCAGGAGTTTGGGCGTAGTAACACAGACAATAGTTTTGAAGTAATACTTTGGCGTGACGATAACTTTGAATTTAGGTATGGTGCATTAGATATCATCAAGCATGATGTATTGATAGGAGAGGTAGGCAGTGGCAGTTCGCAAGTTTATCAATACTTATTTTATGATCAATGTTCTACAGGCTCAACCAATGCTAGTAATTGCGTAAGCGGAACATGGAATAGCTCATCTTCAAATACTCTATTAGAAAGTGGTGGCTCTTTGTATGGATCAGGAACAGGCAATGCAATAGATTGTAGCGATCCTTTAAACAACGCAGGATGCAGTGGTTACGCAGCAGCTTATCAAACTCAACAATGTAATATCACTCAGCTTTATAATGAGTCTTGCCCTTTATATTGGGAAGCGTATGACGATCAACAATGCGATTTGAACCCCCAATACGCACCTTTTTGCCGAGGTTATAACCTACAGGACTCTGTAGCTTACTATGATGAAGAAACAGACTATGGATTCTCTGAAGAAGATATGTGGTATGACGAAGAATTTGATGAATGGTTAGATCCCAACGATCCCTGTTATGAGAACAGATGTGAGGGCTTTACTGATGCTGATTGGTATGCCCTAGATACAGAACAGTTTGGTCAAGAACAAGTAGATGAATGGTTTGGAACAGATATAAGTTTTAGTGATGATGGTATGGTTGAATTTGACTCTACACTTATAACGTCATACGAAGATGTGGATGTAATGATGGATGCGTGGGACGTGCAACAAGATCAACAACGTCAAGATGAAATTTTTCTTGATGAGTTTTTGTTTCAAGAAAGTTTTCTTGTTGAGGACTATAGCGAACCAGAAACATTTATAGAATTTGAAACAATAGAACAGCTAGAGGAATGGTTTGAAGAAGAAACAGAGCAAATGGAAGAAGAGATTGCTAGAATTGAAGAGCCAGAAGAAGAATTTATAGAGGAAATCTTTGAAGAGGAGGTTGTAGAAGAAATCTTTGAAGCCCAAGAACGTATTGTTGAAGCCGAAATAGAAGAAGAAAGGATTGAAAGAGAAGAAGCTCCCGAAGAATTTGAAGAAAACTTTGTTGAGGAGTTCCAATTGGTTGAACGAGAAGAAGCCGAAGGCAAGAGTTCTATTAGCAGAGACGTAGCTTTAAGAGTCGTAGCTTCTACAATAGTAACAGCAAATCAAAGCGTTAGCGGTACAACAGCAGGTAACTCTGTTCATTCTAGTGGTAACAGCGTAGCAGCTGGGAACAGCGCCAGCTCTTCTTCTAGTTCAGGAATAAGCACAAGCAGCTCTCCAAGCATGTCAGATCAATTTGCATCAGCAACAGCGCAAAACAACCAGGTGTTAGATATGAGCAGCACATCTGTAGATACTTCTACTACTTCTAATACTGTTGAAACTGAAACAGTAGCCACAGAGGTAATTGTTCTACGTGGAACAGTTGAGACAACTCAAGACCAAATGGATACATCTATTGCATCAGTTAGCTCAGACGCAGATACAGATACTACTGTTGCTAATATTATTGCTCAAAACTTACAGACAGCTCAAGACAGCGTACAAGACGAACAAGAAGAGACTGGCAAATATGGATCTGAGAATGCAATCATAGCTGTTATGGGATTTGTTCCAGGCTTTAATAATTATAGAATAGCTTCTATACCTGAAAAAGAATTGTGGTATGAGCCTAAAAGCATTTATACTAATAACACAATAGCAGATAATACCCTAGCGTTTTATAAGCTAGCAGGACAGAGCATAGAAACTTTGACTGATTTAAAGAAACTGCAGCCACGTTTATAGGAGAATGTTATGAATTGGTTTGAAAACAAAACAACACAAATAATAGCTTTGGTGGGTATTGTTACAACTTTAGCTGGATTCGGATATCAAGGCGCACAGTATGTTAACCGACTAGATAATCTAGAAGCTCAAATAGGTGGCATAGGCGATACTGAATCAGCACAACAAGCTATTGAAGAACGATTTGCTTCTATTGAAACAGCAGTAAAGTTTTTAGAAAAAGAAATAGACAACGTTCCAGATGTAACAGAAATTAAAACAGACATAGCTACGATCAAAGCTGACTTAGAAAACATACAGGAAGATATCAATAAGTTAGAAGATACGAATCCACTAGCAGGATAACTAATGATTAGAAGTTACAGAGATGAGTACGATGATTATCACAGTAGCGAAGATCAAAAGAAAAAAAGAGCCTCTAGAAACGCAGCTAGAAATAAGATGAAGAAAAAAGGCAAAGCTAAAAAGGGCGATGGCAAAGATGTGTCGCACAAAGATAACAATCCTAAAAACAATAAATCATCTAATTTAAAAATGGAAAGCAAAAAAGCAAATCGTTCAAGAAAAACATAGGAGCAATGATATGAAATTTAGTTTAATTAAAAATGTTGTAGGTGCTTTAGCCCCTACGCTTGGTTCTGCGTTAGGTGGGCCGTTAGGTGGACAGGCAGCGTCTGTTATTGCTGGCGTACTTGGTTGTCAATCAGACCCAAAATCTATTAACAAAGCAATACAAGCAGCCACTCCAGAACAGATGCTAGAGCTTAAAAAAGCAGAGCAAGGCTTTGAGTTACAAATGAAAGAGCTTGAAGTAGATGTATTTAAGCTAGAAGTAGCAGACAAACAAGATGCTCGTGGCAAGTTCAGTAAAGATTGGACTGCTAGGATCATGGGGATCGTTATTGTTGGTGGCTTTATGGGTTACATATTCTTAGTAACATTACAACCACCAGAGCAAAACAGCGAAGCATTAATAAACTTAGTGCTTGGTTATCTAGGTGGGTTGGCAAGTGCTGTAATCAGCTTTTACTTTGGTGCTTCAAACACCCCTGATAAAAATGACTAGCAGAAAAACAGCATCAGACGTACATTCAGATTTAAAATCTCACGAGGCAAAATGTGAAGAAAGATGGAAGACCATATTCAAAGAAACAGCAGAAATAAAACAAGAAATGAACGATCTAAACGGAACGTTAAAAATGGCTGTATTTGGAACTTTCGGGTTTATGGCAACTTTATTAATAGCTTCTTTAACAGGGGTGGTAGCAATATAATGAAAATATCAAAAGAAGGCATAGCGCTAATTAAAAAGTTTGAAGGATGTGAACTTACAGCTTACAAATGTGCAGCTGGAGTATGGACAAAAGGCTACGGATCAACTTGGGGGGTAAGAGAAGGAGATACTATTACTCAAGAAGAAGCGGACGCTTTGCTTGAAAAAGAATTAGAAGAATATACTAGTTATGTGAATAATGCGGTAACACAACCCTTAAATCAAAATCAAATAGATTCAATGGTTTCTTGGACATACAATTTAGGCCCTTCAAACTTAAAAAGTAGTACAGCTTTAAAATTATTAAACCTAGCAGAGTATGAAGGTGTGCCAGCTCAACTTAAACGTTGGAACAAAGCTACAGTTAATGGTGAAAGAAAAGTTCTAGATGGCTTGGTCAGAAGAAGAGAAGCAGAAGCTTTAATGTTTGAGGGAAAGCCTTGGGAACATATATAAAATGGCTCTAACTAAATTATTATTTAATCCAGGGATTAACAAAGAATCAACTGACCTTATAGATAAAGGCGGCTGGGTTGATGGCAATTTAGTTAGGTTTAGAAAAGGCTTGCCAGAAAAATTTGGAGGCTGGGTAAAAACAACAACCGAAGACTACGAAGGCACTGGGCGTGCTTTAACAGCATGGGTTGCATTAGATGCCACTAGGTACTTGGGACTTGGAACTACGTTTAAATACTATGTTACAACTGGAGATGTTTTAAATGACATTACTCCTATACGTTCAACTGATTTAAACGTTACTACTTTTGCAGCAACATCTGGAAGCGCTGTTATCACAGCAACAGATACAGGTCATGGTGCTGTTGTTAACGATTTTGTAACCATAAGTAATTCTAATAATTTGGGTAGCGGAGGCAAAATTACTGCCGCTGTTTTAAACCAAGAACATCAAATAACAGCAGTGCCTACTGCTAATACTTATACCTTTACGGCTTCAGCAACAGCTAATGGTAGTGATACAGGTAATGGTGGAGGTGCAACAGACGCAGCTTACCAAATTAATGTAGGCCTTGATGTTTACGTAGAATCAACAGGTTGGGGCGCAGGACTTTGGAGCGCAGGAACTTGGGGATCTGCTACAGCTTTGTCCGAAACAGACCAATTAAGGTTGTGGTCGCACGATGCTTTTGGCGAAGATTTAATTATTAATCCTAGAGCTGGCGGTATATATTACTGGGACGAAAGCAGTGGGTTAGGCGCTAGGGCTGTTGATATTACCACTTTAGCAGGAGCTAACTTTGCGCCAACCAAAGGCATTCAAGTTATTGTTAGTGACATTGATCGTCACGTTATTGTCTTGGGCGCAGACCCTATTGTGGGTAGTGCTAGAACAGGTGCAATCGATCCATTGCTTATTGCGTTTTCTGACCAAGAAAGTGCTACAGAATGGGAGCCAACATCCACAAACACAGCTGGTTCTTTAAGGCTGTCAGCAGGATCACAAATTGTTGGTGGCCTAAGATCAAGACAAGAAACTTTAATATGGACTGACACAGCTTTGTATAGCATGCAGTTTGTAGGCGCTCCATTTACTTTTGGAATAAACCTTATTAATGAAAATGTAGGATTGATATCTCCTAATGGAGCTATTAATGCGCCAGATGCAATTTATTGGATGTCTAGAGATGGTTTTTACACCTACAGCGGTGCTGTAAAAAGATTGGTTTGTTCTGTTTTAAACTATGTGCTTGATGATTTTAATGAAGGTCAATCTTTTAAAGTGGTAGCATTTACCAACAGAGAGTTTAATGAAGTTGGTTGGTTCTACCCATCAGCCTCATCAACAGAAAATGACAGATACGTTACTTACAATTATTTAGAAGGAGCCTGGAGCATTGGAGAGCTGTCACGAACAGCATGGTTAGACGATGGAATTTTTTCAAAACCTAGGGCCACAGGCAAAGATAGCTCTGTTAATTATATTTACACACACGAGAGTACAGACGATGCAGACGGGATTCCAATGGACAATGTCTTTATTGAATCTGGTGATATCGATATTGACCAAGGTGAGCAAGTTGGTTTTGTAAGACGCATTATTCCAGATGTAAACTTCTTTGGAACAAACTCAAGCGGTGGCCAAATTAACTTTGTTTTAAAAACAAGAAACTTCCCCGGAGAAAGTTTAACCACGCGTGCAACCACAGACGTAACAAGCTCCACCAAACAAAATCATGTTAGAGCTAGGTCTAGACAAATGGTGTTTAGAGCTCAATCAGATGATGATGCAGCAACC